AACTTTGCATCAACTGTTACTACTTCGATCGCAACTAAGGCAGATGATGCTGCAACTACTGCTGCTCTTGCAACTAAGGCAGATGATGCCGCAACTACTACTGCTCTTGCTACTAAGGCAACCGTAACAGATGTTGATGCAATAAACACTTTACTAGGAAAAACAGAGGTTGCATATTACGAATCTATGTATTCCGCAAGAGATCTAGGTGGGTCATCATCTTCTTCTCATAGTGCATCACAAATCGGATTTGATGGTGGAACCTCAGCGGATACACTGAGAACTTCTATACATTCTCAAATAAGTTCTGTCTCAGGAGTCCGTAGAGTTGAATTCTTGAATAATGGAACCGTAACATATGGTTTTGTATCACCTAATGATATAACATCTAGTACCCAGTACAACTCCAGTATGGTTAGAGGAGAACTAGTTCTAACAACAAATGGTTCAAATGTAGGCACTGGAGATCCAGATGCGATACATACCAATGTATACGGAACTCAGTATAGCACTTCTGTCCCATCAAGTCAACAAGATGGTTCTGGTGTAGTTTCACCAGCTAGTGGTCATTGGCCATCATTTGACACTGTGAAGGTCTATGATAGTTCTGGTGTTCAGTCCGAAGTTACATATTCTGACTACTTAACTGGTAACGGTTTTGACTCAACTGGTCAACCAGCGGGTTCTGTTAGTTTTGATACTTCATCGTCAACAGTTTCTGGTGCTATCAACGAACTACATACTGAAATAGCTACATTGTCTGGAACTGATACTACTCTTACTGCTAGTATTACTGATAACACTGCTGCAATTACTGCGGAAACATCTGCAAGAACAACTGCGGACTCGACGTTACAATCTTCCATAGATTCAGAAGTTGCTCGCGCAACGGCTGCGGAAGGTGTTCTTACTACTGCCGTTTCTGATGAGACATCTGCAAGAACATCTGCTGATACAACTCTTCAGTCTAATATTGATACAGTAAGTGGACGTGTTGATACGATTCTAAATGGTTCTTCTACATCACTAGATACTATTGTTGAAGTTGTTTCTGCATTTGAGAACGCAGATAGTGACCTACAGACATTAATATCATCTAATGCTGGATCACACGCAACAAATGCAACTGCTATCTCTACCGAAACAACACGTGCAACAACTGCGGAAAGTGCGTTACAAACCGCAATCGACACAGAAGAAACCGCACGTGCTCAGGCGATATCAGCTGAAGAAACTGCACGTATCACATTCGATGCGAGTCTACAAGATCAAATCAATGCTCTCGATACACAAGAAACTACTAGTAAGTCTTCTCTGCAATTAAGTATTGACAATGAAGTCACTCGTGCAACAACTGCGGAAGGTGTTAATGCTGCCGCAATCTCTGCTGAGACTACTGCAAGAACTTCTGCAATCTCTGCTGAGACTACTGCAAGAGAAAGTGCTGTAACATCTGCTATCTCGACTGCAAGTTCTGATGCAACGACTAAGGCAGATGCTGCTGAAGCGGATGCTATCGCAACTGCCTCTGCGGATGCAACTAGTAAGGCAAATGCTGCTCAATCAGCCGCTATCTCTACTGCATCTTCTGATGCGACTGCGAAAGCGAATGCTGCACAGTCTGCCGCTGAAGCGACTGCTTCTGCGGATGCAACAACTAAAGCGGATGCTGCTCAAGCTGCCGCAGCTGTTGATGCAACGACTAAGTCGGATGCTGCACTTGTTTCTGCACAGACTTACGCAGACAATGCCGCATCAACTGCGGTTGCTAATGTAATTGATGCCGCTCCCGCTTCGTTGGATACACTCAACGAACTAGCTGCTGCACTAGGTGACGATGCGAACTTTGCATCTACTATGACTAATAGTCTTGCAACTAAGGCAAATACTGCCGATGTCGCAACTGCTGCTCAAGGTGTTAAGGCGGATAGTGCTTTACAACCTGGCGATGCAGTTGGTCTTACAGTAGACAACTCTGACAAGTTAGACGGTCAGCAGAGTTCACACTTCCGTATCGACATTTATGACATTAACGGTAACATCGTTAACTAATAAATTGTATAAATATAACAGGGTGTCACAACGTGGCACCCTAGTTATAAAATAGGAATAGGTTATATGATACCGAACAGTAAAGACGAATTGATGGATTACTGCTTGAGGTCTTTAGGACATCCAGTAGTAGAAGTAAATATTGATGACGACCAATTGGACGATAGAATTGATGAAGCCCTTCAGTGGTTTCGTGAACATCATCCAGACGGTTCCAAACGACAATATTTGTCACATCAACTAACACAGGATGATATTGATAACGGATACATCGATTTCGGTGTGGATGTCATGTCAGTTGTTAGGATGTTGCCCGTTAATACTGTACAAGGACAAACAAACTTCTTTGATATCAAGTATCAAATGATGTTAAATGATATCACAGATTTAAATAATTATGCCGGTGATATGGCATATTATGAACAAATGCAACAACATCTATCGTTGTTAGATATGAAACTTTCTGGTTTGCCAGAGATAACATTCGATAGACAGAACAATAGAGTAAACTTTTTCTTAAGTAAATCCAAGATTCCAGTTGGACAATATGTTGTTTTCGAAGTTTATGGAATGAGAACTCCTAACTCTGATTATGAATATAATTCATTGTGGAATCATAAATTTATTAAGTCATATTCTACAGCCCTTGTCAAAAGACAATGGGGAACTAATCTTATAAAGTTTGACGGTATGACACTGCCCGGCGGTGTTACAGTTAATGCTCGTCAGATATATGAGGATTCTCTACAAGACATCGAAAAGATTATGGAGAAGTTCCGAGAAGAGGAAGACGAAGGTCCGATCTTCTTTGTAGGTTAACATGGCCACTAATCGTTATATAAGTCAAAGAGTACGCAGCGAACAAAATCTGTATGAAGATTTGATTATAGAATCTATACAGTTTTACGGTCAAGATGTGTATTATCTCCCCAGAGAAATTGTTAATAGAGATCCTATCTTTATTGATGATGTACCTTCTCGTTTCTCAGATTCATACAAAGTCGAAATGTACATTGAAAACCAAGACGGTTTTGATGGAGAGGGTGATCTATTCACCAAATTTGGCATTGAATTGAGAGACCAAGCAACATTTGTTGTTGCTCGTAAGAGATGGCAATCCTTGATAGGAGACTATCTTGACTCACAGAAATTTAGACCTAGGGAGGGTGATTTAATATTCCTTCCTATGTCAGAATCTATCTTCCAGATAATGAAGGTAGAGACAGAAACTCCTTTCTACCAACTGAGTCAACTTCCGACGTTTAGACTTCAGTGTGAGTTATTCGAATACAATGATGAAGATTTTGATACTGGTATAGAAGGTATTGATATTGTAGAACAGGAATCAGCATTTAAATATGAATTGGTGATGTCGGATTACTTATCTTCTTCGGCAGAATTATCTTCAGTTATTGATAGTGAAGGAAAGGTCACAGATTTGAATATTATAGAATCTGGAGAGAATTACACCACAGTTCCTACCGCAATATTCTCATCTCCATCAGATCCAGCTGGGGTAACAGCTGAGGTTACTCTAGAAATTTCTGATGGATCTGTTACTGGAGGAACAATAGAGAACCAAGGGAGTTTGTATGATACTGCACCTACGGTCACAGTATCGCCTCCAGTATCCGGTGGAGACTTCTTGGATGGTCAAGTACTAACTCAAGATAACGGAGAATACATTATCAAGGGTGAAGTTACTACTTGGAATAGTGATACTAAGACGTTATCTATCGCCCATACCGGAGCTACCGATGGTAAGTTCCATCTATGGACCACGACATCTCCGATAACAAGTGAGACTGCAAGTTGGATACCCACACAGATTAAAGAGATTCAGGACATACAGATAGAATCCCAGAATCAGATATTCGACGATTTCGAATCAGACTTCTTGGACTTTAGTGAGACTAATCCATTTGGAGACCCGTCATAATGTTTGGAACTCATTTTTATAATAAGAGAGTAAGAACTACAGTATCTATATTCGGATCTCTTTTTAACAACTTGCATGTCATAAGATCGAACGCATCTAATGAGGTAATATCTCAGGTGAAAGTTCCTTTGTCGTATGCTCCTAAGAGAAACTTCTTAGAAAGATTATCTTCCATGTCTAATGGGGAGGAGTCTGAACGAAGAATTGCGATGAAACTTCCGAGAATGTCATTTGAGATTGTTGATCTAGCTTACGACCCTATGCGACAACTTCCAAAGGTTAATGCATATAAAGAACCTCTCTCTTCTGATGCAACAAAGGCCAGAAAGGTTTATACCGGAGTTCCTTATAATATTCAGTTTCAATTAAATATATATGCCAAATCCCAAGACGATGCTTTACAAATAGTAGAACAAATCATACCTTACTTCGCTCCTCAATATAATTTGACAGTCAAACCTTTTTCAGATTATCCAGATGTCAAGGAAGATGTCCCTGTAGTTCTTCAAGGAATAACCTTCTCTGATGACTACGAAAGTGGTTTAGAACAGAGAAGGACCATAATCTATACTCTGGACTTTCAGATGAAAATAAACTTCTATGGTCCTGATCGAGACAGATCTGTAATTAGAGAGGTTAATACACCTTTGAGTATACTAACAGATTTACAAAACAACCTACCTCTTGAGACTATAAATATTACACCAGATCCTATTGGTGTAAGCCCTGACAGTGACTATGGATTTAATGTGAAATACTTGGATAATGATGGAAATGAAATCTGATAAAGAAAATAATATAGAAAATGATTATGAACATTCCAGAGATACATATTACGATTTAATCGAAAAGGGTCGAGAGTCTCTTGAGTTGATGATACAAGTTGCTAGAGAAAGTGAACACCCTAGAGCTTTTGAAGTGTTGTCTGGAATGATTAAGAATATTTCCGATGTTAATGATAAACTTATGGATCTGAATAAGAAACATAAAGACATCAACAAACCGGAAGAAAGCGTCAACGCTCTTCCAAACGGAACTACAAATAATAATGTTTTTATAGGTTCGACAACCGACTTACAGAGAATGTTGGGAAACCTAGATAATGAAGAAAGGGTGATTGAAGCAGAAGATGCAATCGACAGTTCTGGATCAAACGAAATCTAGTACCGCTGCACACTATCTTGGAAACCCCAACGTAAAACGTGACGGTGTACAAGAGGAGTGGACACAGAAGAAACTTCTAGAATATAAAAAGTGCATGGAAGATCCAGCGTACTTCGCTCGAACCTATGTTAAAATTATATCACTTGACAAAGGTCTAGTACCTTTCGATCTCTACGATTATCAAGAAGAGATGTTCGACCACTTTAATGATAATCGATTCTCTATTGTACTGGCGTGTCGTCAGTCAGGAAAATCTATAAGTTCCGTAGCATACCTTCTCTGGTATGCGTTATTTCATCCCGAAAAAACTATCGCAGTTCTCGCTAACAAAGGTGCTACCGCAAGAGAAATGCTTGCACGTGTGACACTTATGTTGGAGAATCTTCCCTTCTTTCTACAGCCGGGATGTAAAGCACTCAACAAGGGTTCTATAGAACTTAGTAACAACTCACGAATCATTGCAGCTGCAACTTCTGGTTCCTCTATTCGAGGTATGTCCGTAAATTTATTGTTTCTCGACGAGTTCGCATTTGTAGATAATGATGCAGAGTTCTACACTTCAACCTACCCAGTAGTATCCTCTGGTAGAAATACCAAGGTTATTATTACTTCTACCGCAAACGGTATAGGTAATGTCTTCGAGAGAATTTGGACAGGCGCAAAACAAAAAGTCAACGAGTACAAATCATTCGAAGTTAATTGGTGGGATGTGCCTGGCAGAGACGATAAGTGGAAGGAAGAAACAATTTCCAACACATCACAAATGCAATTTGATCAGGAGTTCGGTAATACCTTTTTCGGTACTGGTAACACTCTGGTCAAAGGAGACACTTTACTTAAGTTAAGGGCGAAGCCTTACAAAAGATCCCTAGAACAGGGAGACTTGTTAATATACAAAGATCCTATTAAGGATCATCAATACATCACTCTCGTAGATGTAGCACGAGGAAGAGGTCAGGATTTCAGTACGTTCAACGTAATCGATATAACGGTCCAACCCTTTCAACAGGTTGCGGTGTATCGCAATAATAGTATTTCTCCGATACTCTTTCCAAACATTATTTATAAGTATTCGATTCTCTACAATAACGCATACACGGTGGTTGAAGCTAACGATCAAGGTCAAGTAGTTTGTAACGGTTTGTACTACGAACTAGAATATGAGAACTTGCATACAGAGTCGGCTATTAAAGCCAATGCTTTAGGCATAGAGATGACAAGGAAGGTAAAGAGACTTGGATGTTCTGCGATAAAGGATTTGTTGGAAAATAATAAATTAGATATTCACGACGAACAAACTATATCAGAAGTCTCAACCTTTACAGCTAAAGGGACCTCATACGAGGCTTCCAACGGAAATCATGATGATCTAATGATGAACCTTGTCATGTTTGGTTACTTTGTATCAACTCAGTTCTTTTCCGATATGACTGATATAGATTTGAAAAGAATGATGTTCGAGGAAAAAATGGTCGCGATAGAACAAGATGTACCACCATTCGGTATAATAGACGACGGTTCAGATTTTATTAATCAGATAGAATCTGACAATATATACGATACAGGATGGCATGATATAGGTGAAAGACATCTCGTGGACGACGAATGGTAAGTAAAGAACCAAAAAATTATAAATAGATCTATTGAGAAAGAATTCCGTATTATGACTAACTTATTATACCTTAACTAAAAAGGACACTATTATGACTCTTAAATTTTCTGAGTCACCAGCAGTACAGATCAAAGAGATCGACTTGACGGGGAACGTCCCTTCTGTCACCTCTACGACTGGTGCTATCGTGGGTGACTTTAATTGGGGCCCGGACACGCCAGTTCTAATCGGAAACGAATCTGAATTAGCTGCAGTTTTCGGTAATCCCACAAGTGGAGGTGTTGGTTCTGAATCATTTTTATCAGCAGCACACTTCCTAAAATACTCTTCTAGTTTATATGTTGTAAACACATCTGAAGGCGGTAAAGCTTCAGACGCACAGTTTATAGCCAAATACAAAGGCGCTCTTGGAAATTCGATACAGGTATGTGTTGGAGATTCTACCGATGATAGTTCAGTCGTGAATTATTTTGATGCATCACCCGATGGTGATGAAATAAACATCGCTGTAAAAGTTAACGGTGAAGTCGTGGAAACTTTCGATTTTGTCTCTTCTCAGTCTGGAGCAACAACTAATGGAACGAATAATTACGTTGTTGATGTGATTAACTCTAGGTCATCATGGGTAACTTTATCAGATGTTCCATCAGCAGGAACTTTCGATTTGTCTGGAGGTTCAAACTCATCTAGTACTAAAGATCAAGTTTTATCTTGTTTTGATAAACTTGCAAATAAAGATGACTTTCAGATTGATTTTTTAATATCTCCCGAAATACATATGGCGACAGTTGATGTAGCTGACAAGATGATCGAAATAGCGGAACAAAGAAAGGATTGTGTTGCGGTTATATCTATTCCTGAAAATTTATCCTTACCTCTCGGTACGGAATATGACCTAACTAATAGTAATTATGCGTTTATTGTACAGGCTGGTCTAAAAGTTTATGACAAGTACAATGACAAATATGTTACAATTTCAGCTTCAGCATCCACAGCGGGAATTATGGCGGCATCCGATTCGGTAAGTGCGCCATGGTTTTCACCAGCTGGTTCACGACGTGGGCAGTATCTTGGTGTTACTGAATTGTTAGATAATCCAAGTAAAACTAAAAGAGACACAATGTATAAGAATGGAGTCAATCCAATAGTTAGTATGCCTGGTCAAGGTATAGTGTTATTCGGTGATAAAACCTATCTAAGTCGCCCGTCGGCATTTGACAGGATAAACGTAAGGCGTTTATTCTTAGTTATCGAACGAGCGATTAGTGAAGCTGGACAAAACGTTATGTTTGAATTCAACGACGAGTTTACTCGTGCTGAGTTCGTAAACATCGTAGAACCATTTCTAAGAGAAATTCAGGGTCGTCGTGGTATCAGTGATTTCCGAGTTGTTTGTGATGAAACAAACAATACTCCGGAAGTTATTGACCGCAACGAATTTATAGCATCTTGCTTCATCAAACCAGCACGTTCCATCAACTACGTAACTCTAAACTTCGTAGCGGTTAGAACTGGTGTTGACTTTGAAGAAGTCGTTGGCACAGTATAAGGGGAATAATCATGTCATTAAGAGTAGATGATTTTAAAGCAAAATTAAAAGGTGGTGGTGCACGTCCTAATCTGTTTCGTGCAACAGTCAACTTCCCAATATATGCCGGCGGAGATGTAGAACTGACTTCATTTATGTGTAAAGCTGCGCAATTGCCAGCATCAATCATGAATGTTATTGAAGTTCCTTTCCGTGGTCGTCAGTTAAAGATTGCTGGTGATCGTACTTTTGAAGTATGGTCTCCTACCGTAATTAACGACACTGGTTTCGAAGTGCGTAATGCTTTGGAAAGGTGGATGAATGGGATGAACGGTCATAGTGCAAATACAGGTATCACTAATCCTGTAGCATACCAAGCTGACCTACTTGTAGAACAATTAGATAAAGATGGATCAGTCCTTAAGACTTATAAGTTTCGTGGATGTTTCCCAACAAATCTAAGTGCTATAGAACTGAGTTATGATACAGTAGATACTCTAGAAGAGTTCACTGTGGAGTTCCAAGTACAGTACTGGGAAGCAGATACTACTAGTTAATATTGGTATAAGTATATGATACGGGGGGGAGGTTTCTTCCCTCCATATTATATTATAGGGTAAAGGTATGGCAGATCAAGACAATAGTATTCTAAAAGCATTTGGATTCGAATTAAAAAGATCCAAGTCACAATCTTCTGGTGAGGAAAACAAAAAACTTCCTTCCATAGTGCCTAAGATTGATGAAGATGGAGCTGGTTATATAACCGCTTCCGGTTCACACTTTGGTCAGTATGTTGATATGAATGGTAAGTCCGCTAAGGACAACCATCAGTTAATCAAAAAATATCGAGGTATTGCGGAACACCCAGAGGTGGATGCTGCAATTGAGGATATTGTTAATGAATCTATAGTGGCTTCAGAATTAGAAGCTTCGGTATCATTAGATTTGGATAAAGTAGAAACTACCGATAAGATTAAGAAAACTTTACATGAAGAGTTTGACGCTATATGTTCTATGTTAAATTTTGAAGAACATGGTCATGATCTGTTCCGTAGTTGGTATGTCGATGGTAGAATATATCATCATCTATTGGTCAACGAAAGTAATTTGAAAGCTGGTATTCAGGAGATACGTCCTGTAGATGCCACAAAGATAAGAAAGGTAAAAGAGGTAGAATACAAAAAGGATCCTGTTACAGGAGCTAAACTTGTAGATAAGGTAAAAGAATTTTACATTTATCAAGAAAAAGCAGGTTCTAATCAGGGTGTAAAGTTGTCACCGGATTCTGTTTCGTATGTTACTTCGGGTCTATTAGATCCAGAAAAGAAGAGAGTTATTTCTCACCTACATAAGGTGATCAAACCAGTTAACCAGTTAAGGATGATGGAAGACTCTTTGGTTATCTATAGACTTGCACGTGCACCAGAACGTAGAATCTTTTATATAGATGTTGGTAACTTACCCAAGGGTAAAGCAGAACAACACATGAAAGACATTATGACTCGTTATAGAAACAAGTTAGTCTATGATGCAAGTACTGGTGAAATGAAGGATGACCGAAAGCATATGTCTATGCTTGAAGACTTCTGGTTACCCAGACGTGAAGGTGGTCGAGGTACTGAGATTAGTACACTACCAGGCGGAGAAAACTTAGGTCAGATTGATGATATTGTTTACTTCCAAAAGAAGGTGTATCGTTCATTAAATGTTCCTATGAATCGTTTGGAACAGGAAGCTCAGTTTAGTCTTGGTAGAGCTACAGAGATAAACAGAGACGAAGTTAAGTTTCAGAAGTTTGTCGATAGATTAAGAAAGAAATTTTCTAATCTATTCATATCAATTCTTAAGAAACAATTGCTTTTGAAAGGTGTGTGTACAGAGCTAGATTGGGAAAGTTGGAAGTCAGATATCAACGTTGACTTCTTGCGAGACAATCACTTTGCGGAACTAAAAGAATCAGAAATACTTAGAGAAAGACTCCAGACTATGGATCAAGTCTCTCAGTATGTAGGCGAATATTTCTCGCGTGAGTGGGTAATGAAGAATGTCATGAGATTTGGTGATGAAGATATCGAAGATATGGCAAAACAGGTCGAAGCTGAAAATGCACAGAGCGACGACGAAGTAGATGATGAACTTGGAGTATAATATGAACGAAGATAATCAAGAAATGACAATAAATGATTTTATTAATGCCGTAGGTGAAAAAGAATTCAATAGAGCTGAATCTATATTTTCTAGTGTTTTGGGTGACAAGGTTAATACTGCACTGGATGCAGAAAAGGTTGCTGTAGCATCTGATATTTTTAATGAACCCTTAGAAGATGAAACTGATTTAGAATCTGAGTTGGAGTCCGAGTTGGAAGAAGAGGATTCCGAAGAAGAGAGTGTTGCGGAAGAAGACGCAGCATAAAATATTTTCATTTTAAGAATGTAATTTGTATAAATACTAAGTAAAGGTATTAAATTGAAATCTTTTAAAGAAATTAGAGAAAAAAGAAAACAACCGAAGGGTGACGTTGTTTTTTCCGGTAAGGCTGGCGGACGTATTGCCAAAGCTTCTGTCTCTATTATTAAGGAACCTAAAGGTTTCACTGTTTACATTGATGGTGACAAACTAGATGTATTTAAGTCTCAGGGTGAAGCAATGAAAGCACTCAAGAGTACGGTAAAAGAACTAGGCGGTAAACTATAATGAAACTTATTACTGAGTTTAATGAAAATAATGATGTACAATGCATTGTGGAAGCCAAAGAGAACGGTGAGAAATCATACGTTATAGAAGGCGTTTTCGCGCAAGCAGACAAAAAGAATCGTAATGGTCGTGTATACCCGAAACCTATAATGGAATCGGCAGTATCAAAATACGTGACCGAACAAGTTAGCAAGAAACGTGCTGTAGGGGAACTCAATCATCCCGAAGGTCCTACTGTTAACTTGGATAAAGTTTCGCACCTCATCACTGACCTCAAATTAGAAGGTAATGATGTTGTCGGAAAGGCACAAATACTAGATACCCCAATGGGAAAGATTGTCAAAGGTCTTCTTGAGGGTGGTGTACAGTTAGGTGTCTCAACTCGTGGTATGGGAAGTCTTGAGACAAGAAATGGCGTAAACTACGTCAAAGAAGACTTTATTCTTAGTACGGTAGATATCGTACAAGATCCAAGTGCACCTGATGCTTTCGTTAATGGTATAATGGAAGGTGTAGATTGGATTTGGAATAATGGGATTCTAGAACCTCAAGTAATTGAAGAGATGGAGACTGAAATCAAACAAGCAACGGTTGCGCATCGTCCAGAAGTGCAAATTCGTGAGTTTAAGAATTTCCTCTCGTTAATCAAATCTAAAATATAGGAGTCAATTATGACTGAAGAAAGTAAAGTCGAAGTTGAACTTCACGACGAAGATATTAACGAAATCGTGGAGGAAACTCTCGAAGAAGCGCAAGAGCCTAAAGGTGGAGCAACAGACGTTAAAGCGCCAAGCGAAGACGAATCTATTGCATCTGTCGATAAGGCAACAAAAGCGACAGCTAAAACTTCTTTGCCTAAAACAAAAGCTGGTATGATCAATGCTATGTATAAAAGCATGAGCAAAATGAAAAAAGGTGATCTACAAGCTGCATACTCAAAAGTATGCGAAGGCGTTGATGCTGAAGACTTAGTAATCGAAGGTTCAGATACTACATCTGAAATCGATGCTCTATGTCAAAGTGAAGCGACTCTCTCAGAAGAGTTCAAAGAAAAAACTGCGGTAATTTTTGAAGCTGCTGTAAAGTCTAAGTTATCTGAAGAAGTTAGCCGACTTGAAGAACAGTATCAAGAAGAACTCGCAGAAGAAGTTGCTACAATCAAAGAAGATTTGGTTTCTTCTGTCGATTCATACTTGAACTACGTTGTTGAGTCTTGGGTAGAAGACAATAAAGTTGCAATCCAGAACGGTCTCCGTACTGAAATTGCTGAGAACTTTATGACCAAGATGAGAGACGTATTTGTAGAATCTTATGTCGAAGTACCAGAAGCTAAAGTTGACCTAGTTGACGATCTAGCAGAACAAGTTACAGAACTAGAAGAGAAGTTAAATTCTACTACTGGTGATGCAATTGCTCTAGCAGAAGAGTTAGAAACTTACAAGCGTGAGTCTATTATCTCTGAAGCATGTCGTGACCTAGCTGACACCCAAACTGAGAAGTTAAAAGGACTTGTAGAAAGCATTGATTTTGAAAGTGAAGAAGAATTCACTCAGAAAATTGCTACTATCAAAGAATCTTACTTCGCTAAAGAAATCGTAGAGCAGACCAATGAAGCTGAAGCACTTGTTGAAGAAGCTGATGAAGAAGTTGAAGTTTCTTCAGTAATGGAGCACTACTTAACTACTCTTAGAAAAACCTCTAAAAAATAAGGAATTACTAAAATGCAATCTTTTGATACACTAATCGAAAAGTGGTCTCCAGTACTGAACGAAGAGAGTGCCGGAACTATTCGAGATCATCAGCGTAAAGCTGTAACTGCTGCCGTTCTTGAGAACCAAGAAAAAGCAATGAACGAGCAACACCTACAAGAGTCTGGTTTCATCACTGAAACTGCGGCAAACAACACTACATCACAGTCACGATGGGATCCAGTATTGATCTCATTGGTACGTCGTGCAATGCCTAACTTGATGGCTTATGACGTTTGTGGTGTTCAACCTATGTCTGGTCCTACTGGTCTTATCTTCGCTATGAAGTCAAGATATAACGGTGGTTCAACTTCTAACGACGAAGCTTTCTTCGACGAAGCTAAAACTGGTTTCTCTGGCGACGGTTCAAACAAGTCTGCTGACGGTTCTGGTTTTGCTGGTATCGATTCTGAAGGCGATCGAGTAACTGATCTTGCTGCTGCTGGAATGGAAACTTCTGTTGCTGAATCACTTGGTAACACTGGTCCCGATTTCGCAGAAATGGGTTTCACAATTGAGAAGTCAACTGTTACTGCAAAGTCACGTGCTTTGAAAGCAGAATACTCTCTTGAACTCGCTCAAGACTTGAAAGCTATCCACGGTTTGGACGCAGAAACAGAATTGGCAAACATCTTGTCAACTGAAATTCTTGCAGAAATTAACCGAGAAGTTATTCGTACAATTAACTCTCAGGCAATTACTGGCGCACAACAATCAAACGTTGCTAAGAAAGGTATCTTTGATCTTTCTGGTGATGCTGATGGACGTTGGTCTGCTGAGAAGTTCAAAGGTCTAGTTGTACAATTAGATCGTGAAGCAAACGTAATTGCTAAGCAAACTCGTAGAGGTAAGGGTAACATCGTTATCTGTTCTTCAGACGTTGCTACTGCACTTTCTGCTTCAGGTATGTTGGACTACACTCCTGCTATGAGCACTACTCTACAGGTAGACGACACTGGTAACACTTTTGCTGGTGTTCTTAATGGTCGTACTAAGGTTTACATCGATCCATACGCAACTACTGATTATATCACTGTCGGTTATAAGGGTACTAACCCATATGACTCAGGTATTTTCTACTGCCCATATGTACCTCTACAGATGGTTAAAGCTGTCGGTGAGAATGACTTCCAGCCACGAATCGGATTCAAGACTCGTTATGGTATGACTTCTAACCCATTTGTTGGACCTACTCCTTCAGATAACCTAGCTGCTGCTAAAACCAATCAGTACTACAGAATCTTCCGTGTGGACAACATCCTCGCATAAGATTATAAAAACTAGAATCCCCAAAAGGGATCATTTTAGGGGAGACTTCGGTCTCCCTTTTTTTTATCTTATTTTTTGTATAAATAATAATGTATCATAAAGATACCGACATAAACACACACACACAGGAGGTAATTATGTCAATTCAACCAAAATCCGGTTTCGAAATTAGAGCCGACTTACTTAACCAAGCACAAGGAATACTTGAGGGTAATATCTATAGAAAAAATGATCTTATTAATACTCACAACGATTCTTTCCCCAATGATAGAAAACCATTAGGTGATCAGTGTATTTCTGTGGAAGATGTTATATCCACAGCAAAACAACTCAATGAGTTTGTAACTGAGAAGTAAGTATTTTGGGAGACTTAGGTCTCCCCTTTTTATCTTATTTTTTGTATAAATAAAGGTATAGATTAAAAGAGGTTATCATGCCAGTCACAACCACTACAGGAATATTAGAAAGTACTCTAACCGATAACAAAGGTTTTTTACAACCTACTGGTTTTCGAATTGTTATCAATAAAGGATACTATGCAAACTTAGAATATTTTGCTCAATCAGTCATGCATCCCGGCGCAACGGTAAATGTTGTGGAACTCCCCGTCAGAAAGATTACCTCAGTTCCTTTGGCTGGAGATAAAATAACATATTCGGAATTGGAACTAACTCTGATACTAGATGAGGGTATGTCGGGTTATAAAGAGATGCAATCTTGGTTGGAAAGAACCATCGAAACTAATACTAGAGGAGTACTAGAGACTCCGGTATCTTCTATATATTCAGACATAACTGTTATGGTTTTGTCCAGTCAAAATAATACCTCTGTCCGTATAAAGTACGAAGACTGTATTCCTACAGCTTTGAGTGCTATAGATTTAAATGCAACCACAGGAGATGTAACATATCTGACGTTTAATGCAACGTTCAGATTTTCTAAATTTGAGATTATATAATGAAGAACTATGAAATATGTAATGAGGAATTGATTGACATTCTCGAACAATTCCGTTACACTTATGTTGAAAAATATGATGTTATAAAAACCAATACAATCTTTTCTCCTGAGTTTGAGGGTAAGGCTGACTGGTATACTGGACAAGACTTCATGGAAGAAATAATTTCTATGAAAGAAAACCATATAGGTTCCGCAGACAAGTCATACTCGGTGGCTATAAAACCTGACCATTATAATGGTACAGATTCACAATACAGTCTAGATTATTCTGATCTAGATTACCTAATACAATCAGAACTGGGAACACAGAATTCTGCGTTGAGTCAATATTATCCATCCGGTGGGTTTATTGGCTGGCATAATAACGCTAACGCTTCCGCTTACAATTTAATTTTAACTTGGTCCGAAAATGGTAATGGGTGGTTTAAATACATAGACCCTTCGACAAGAGAAATCGTTACAATGAAAGATTCTTCTGGTTGGTCATTGAAAGCTGGATATTTTGGTTCCTATGATAGTGGTAACGTTGTTTATCATGCGGCTCGAACATATTGCCCTAGAATGACGTTGTCTTATGTTCTAGGACATGATGAGTCTTACTGGCAGGACTGTATTGAACATATAAGTAATAAGTGAAATAAAAGGTATATTATGTTATTAGATTTAGAATCAATTATGAAAGAGTGGGGTGAAGATTGTGAAATTCCCCAACATCAACTAGACGAGGTTTCTAGACAGACTCCAAGTCTTCACGCAAAATATCTACAAAGTTTGTCTCTCGCAAAGTTACAACTCAAAAGAGTTGAGAACTCCCAACAAGTATTGCTCAAGGAAAAGTGGTTATACTATAATGGTAAGATGGATCAAGAGACCTTAATGTCTAAGGGATGGGAACCCGATCCATTTAATGGTCTAAAGATTCTCAAGGGTGAGATGGACTATTACTATAACTCTGATCCAGAGATTGTAGCTTCAGAAGAAAAGGTGGAGTACTATAAGGTTCTTATTCAACACTTGACTGAGATAGTTGATACTTTAAAGTGGAGACATCAGACTATTGGGAATATGATAAGGTGGAGACAATTCGAATCAGGTATTTAATATTCGAATACATATAGTATGGAAAAAATCCAAATACAAATGAAGAACCATGCGCAGTTGCTGGTATCCGCTCATCCTTCTATAGATCAAGAGTTGAGAGAATACTTTGCATTTTTCGTGCCGGGTTATCGTTTTATGCCAGCCTTCAAACGAAGACAGTGGGACGGAAGAATCAAACTGTATAATCAGGTGACTAAAGAGTTACCCGTTGGATTGTATACGCATCTCAGAAGATTCTGTGCTGATAGATTCTACCCTATGGAAATACTGGACAGTGACGAGTTTGGAATTCCCTCTGCAAAGAATGATGTGGATCATCCGAAATTAATAAAACAAATGTCGTCTTGGGAAATGCCATTTGAACCTAGAGATTATCAGTACAAAGCTATAACACACGCTATAGAAAATAAAAGATGTTTGTTGTTATCTCCTACCGGAAGCGGCAAGAGCTTTATTATATACAATTTGTTGCGTTTTGTCAAGGAAAATAAAAAAATAAATAAAACTTTGATAATAGTACCTACAACATCTTTGGTAGAACAGATGTATAAAGATTTCTCAGAGTATGGTTATGATGTTGAGAATAACTGTCACATGATATATTCTGGTAAGGACAAGGTTACAGATAAACCTGTGATCATATCCACTTGGCAGTCCTTATATAGGTTTGGTACAGAATTCTTTGAACAGTTCGATGTCGTGTTCGGAGATGAGGTTCATCTGTTTAAAGCTAAATCCTTATCGACAATGATGGATAAGTGTGTTAATTCTCAGTATCGTTTTGGTACTACAGGTACATTGGATGGAACGGAAACTAATAAGTTAGTCTTAGAAGGTTTGTTTGGTCCGACATATAAGGTTACTACTACGGTAGCTCTTCAGGACTCAGGGACTCTTGCAGACTTAGATATTTCTGTATTATTGTTAAGGTACCATAATGACATATGTCACTTTATGGATGGTAAAACATACCAAGAAGAAATTGATTGGATTGTTACTAATGATGCAAGAAATAACTTTATTACAAAGTTAGCTGTAGATCAGGAAGGGAATACTCTGGTTATGTTTCAGTTTGTTGAGAAACATGGAAAGGTTTTATTTGATAAGATAAAAGATTCTGTGGATGAGGACAGAAAGGTTTTTTATGTGTCGGGTGAAGTAGGTGCTGCTGACAGAGAGTCTATAAGAAGTATTGTCGAGAAACAAGATAATGCAATTATAGTTGCCTCTCTAGGAACATTTAGTACTGGTATAAATATTAAAAACTTACACAATATTGTATTTGCAACACCAAGTAAATCTCAAGTAAAGGTGTTACAAAGTATAGGTAGGGGATTGAGAAAGTCTGACAATGGTGAGACTACTAAACTTTTTGATATAGCTGATGATTTTCACAAGAAAGGTTATAAGAATTTTACATTAAAACATTCAGCTGAAAGAATTAAAATATATACCAAAGAAGGGTTTAAATATAAAATATACCCTATCGATATGAAAACTGCCCAACTTAAGGATAATGATGAAAGTTAAAAAGGATATTAGACAACTTAAAATGATTAACGGTGATGAAGTTATCTGCGAAGTTGTTGAAGAACACAAGAGTCATTTTATCGTAAGAAACGCATTAAAACTTAAAGAGAAATTGACTGAGGAAAATCATAAATATTTCACCTTTAGTTCTTATATGACTTATCAGGATGGATTAATCCAAGTAATTATGTTGATGACTAGACATATAATGGCGTTCGCTATACCTACTAAGGAAATGATATTTCAATATGATATAGCTTTAGAACAAATAGACAATTTAAAAAATAGTGTAGAGGAAGAACCAATCTTAGATGAAGCTGTAGAAGACTGGTTAGAAAATATCGTAGAGGACATGAATAAAAAACGTATTATACATTAATATAAACTCTATTCATCCCTCCGGAGCAGTAGATATATTATACACTACAGAACAAGTATTGTCAAGCGTTTTTTTAAAATAAATTTAATTATTGACAAAATCTATAAAATAGTGTATAATACACACATTAACAACATAAAAATCGGAACTATTAATTATGGCTAGTGAAGCATCCAAAAGACCACATTATGTTAATAACAAACAGTTTAGTCAAGCGGTCGTAGACTATGTAACTCATCTTAGAGAATGTGAGAAGGAGGGTTTATCGAAACCCATCGTACCCAATTACATCGCAGAATGTTTTTTAAAGATATGTGAAGGTCTATCTCATAAAGCTAACTTTGTTCGTTATACATACAGAGAGGAAATGGTTATGGATGCTGTGGAAAATTGTCTCAAAGCAATTAATAGGTTTGATCCAGAGGCCGCAACTCGTACAGGAAATCTTAATGCGTTCGCATACTTCACACAGATTTCTTGGTATGCATTCTTACGTCGCATACAAAACGAGAAACGTCAACAAGATATAAAGATGAAGTATATTTCAGAAGCTGCAATAGAAGACTTTTTAGTCAATGGAGAAAACATAGATGGTCATATTCATAATCAACCATTTGTAGATGTTCTTCGACAGAGGATTGATATTGTGAAAGATGCTGACAGTCACTTCAAAGATTACGCAAAAGAAGAAAAGAAAAGAAAGAGAAGAGCGGTAAAGGTTGATTCTGATCTTTCAGATTATTTGTAATAAAACACTTGACATTTACTTATGAAGTGTGGTATAATTACCACATAATTTTATAGGATTATATTATACATGAAAGTAGCGATACTAAACGATACTCATTGCGGTATTCGTAATTCCTCTGATATATTCATGAAGTATCAGGAAAGTTTTTACTCAGAAATATTTTTCCCATACTTGGAAGAAAACAACATAACTCAGATTCTGCATCTGGGCGATTACTATGATAATCGAAAAACTATAAACTTTAAAGCTTTAAACCATAATCGTAAGATCTTCCTTGAGAAATTAAGGGAGTACGGTGTTACTATGGATATAATTCCGGGCAACCACGACTGTTACTTTAAGAACACTAATGATTTAAATTCTTTGAAAGAATTACTGGGTCATTATATGAACGAGGTGAATATCGTTGAGGAACCTCGAATCATGGATTATGATGGATGTAAGATTGCTCTTATCCCTTGGATTAATCCAGAAAACGAAAAAGAGTCGTTGAAGTTTTTG